TAAAGATTGACTTGGCTTAGAAGAAGAGTGGTTGTTGTTTGGAAGGGTTGATCCACTGGAAGCTTTGGCTTTATCCAAAATGTCTTCAACGGACGATGTGGAAGCTGAACTTTTATTCATTGAAGAAATTCTCTTTTCGACTTCTGCGTCGATACGAGCTTGAATTTCTCTATCTTGTTCAGATTTAACTTCTTTATTTTTATTTCTCCAAATAACGGAAAGTTTATTTTTGAAAGATGCGAAAGATTCGTCGTCAGAAAGATTGCGAATATCTTCTGCTAAAATTTGACGATCTTCATCTTCAAGTTCAAACATGGAGTCAATCTCTTCCATGCGAGTATTGAAAGTAGCTAGAGCTTGTTGTGCCTTTTGAGCGACTTCGTATTCATTAAGTCTTTCGAGCGCTTCGGCCAATTGTTTTTGAACTTCTTCCATAGAAGCCTTTAATTCAGCCCTTTCTTTAATTGCTGCTTCGGCAGCATCTTTAGCGGATGATAATTCATTCTTATATTCTTCATCCTTCTTTTTAATTGCCTCAGTAAAGGTTTGAGTCATGTTTGCAGCAGCTTCTTGAGAAATCTTTTTCTCCAAAAGCGCGTCTTTAATCTCAGACATAATTGTTTCTAAGTTCATACTTTCTTTTTGGATTTTTACATCGCTATTTTCTAAATGTGAATTATTTTTAACTAAATAATGATTTTTGAATGAAAAAACTTTAGCTGTTGGATTTTCAATTATTTCTTTATCATTCATTGAATTTACAACAACACCTTTAACATCTGCGGCTGGAGTGGCAGTAAATCCAATGCCCAAAGGATATACATCACCAACAACTAATCTATATAGTTTAGTTCCATCGTCTAAGCAGCCCGAACCGCCATAAGATTTTAATTTACCTTTTAATTCTTTGATTTGATTTTCGTCCGTAATAATTTCCGCATCTTTTAAATCATCAGAACCAACTGCAATATTATATTCATTAAATCCCAACTCCCAACTTGTGGAAATTTTATTATATAAACTATTTGAGATATCAGTTGACTCTTCTAATGCGGAGGCGAAATCTTTATTGACAAATTTATAAACAACAGCACCTAAAGCTATATTAAAAGGATCTTTATCTTGAATCTGAGGAGTAAATAATTCACTGCTACCAAGTTTGCCAAATCCAGCTGTTAAAATATGGCCAACAACCTTTTCTTTTTTATGCTCGATATTTGTTGGCTTATGTTTGAATAAGCTAGCGATTCTTAAAGCGGTCTGGGTATCAATACCATCATCATTTTTATTAAACTTATTAATTACTGCGGCATTAAATGCAACACCTAATAGATCTATATTTTCATCAAAATTAACTTCCGAATTAGGTATTAAAGGCATTAAATTTTCTAACGAAGCCCTTGAAATTCCATCGTTAATATTAAAATTTGAAACCTTAATATCTGCGAACGTGAATTGAGTTTTATATTTAAAATCCATTATATTTTTTCGGAGTGATAAAGTATTGCGGATGGATATACCATTAATTCATGTTCGGCAGATATATCTAAAACTTCTTCTTTCGTATGAAGTTCTTGAATACTTTCAATATCATTTACACAAATTTTAATTTGACCTTCCCATTCGTTAATTTCAGAAGCGCATACTACCGCTTCGCATAATTGCTCAACAATTACCGCTTGAGCTTCATTGAGTTCTTCAACATTGTATTTTGCTTTAATTTCTTGCTCAATTGCTTTAGTTAATTGTTCTATTTTGCCAACGACTTGCTGAATATTTTTTCTCGAATAACCTTTAATTGTTTTTTTAGGAGCTGCGCTTTTTCCAGTTGGTCTACCTGGAGATTTTGGAGTATTATTTTTTGCAACTGGTTTGGCAACTGGCTTTCCGCCAATACCAGCAGTAGGTGGACCACCCAAACCTGCTACCTTAGCGCCTGCGGGCATCTTGGGGGCTGGAGCAGCCAACATTGGAACACCACCAACCAATGGATTATAATAACCCTTCTTTCTTTCGGAAACGAATTGTTCTTGAGGGCCACCAATGTCTTCTGAATTTGGAAATCTACCAGTATTGAAAATATCCAAACCCTGCTGTGGAGTTACCACTCCTAATTCCATTAGTCTGGTTGCGACTCTCAATAATTCTGTCTGATCTTTTGAATCAATATCAACAAATTTTGCAACTGGAATATTTCTAAAGCCTAAAGAAGTGGAAACTCTCCTAATTTCTCTATTTAAAAAATCATTAAGAAAAGCTTTTCTGGCTTCATTTAATTTATCCATGAAGATTCTAGCTTTTACTTCGGTTGTATTATACTTTTCAGTGCCAACCATAATATTTTGCAAACCAATTCGAATGTCTTCATTTAAGACTTCGTATTTTGCTGGTCCAATAATTTTAGAAATGTCTGGAATGATAAATTCCGCTTTTGTAGTATAATCGGAAACTAAAACGCGACCAACACTTTCATTTAAAAACAATTGCTGCATTGCCTGCAGATTCTGAGCGTTGATACCACCTTTTTCTGGTTCAGCTCCCATCGTAATTAATAAAATTACATTTTCGACTGTTCTAGTTATAGCTTGATCCATTTTTTTCAATTCTAGTTTTGCATTAATGTCTTCTAGAACTGGAAATCCAAATGGAATAGAAAAAGGCTCATAATCTTGCTTCTTGTAGAAAGAATAACTTAATTTATCATTTTCTAATTTGATCAAAAGGCCACTAGCGTAGTATTGGCCTTTCTTAACCTTCTCTTTAATGTCTGGAGGAAGAGCGTCAAAAATTTCTTGATCATATGCGTCTTTTGGATTACGCAATCTTTCCATATCGTATTCAGAAAGAATTTTTTCATAAGCTCCAGTTGCAAAAACAGTACTTCTTTTGGCTACAATATCAAACGGATTTAATAGAATGTACTTGATTGGAATTTTATCTTTTTTAAGCGCTTCTGCGGCGTATGTTTTTGAAAGCAAATTAAAATCTTCTAAAGATAAATCTCCATCTATCCTATAAAGGAAGATGTTCCCACTTCTATAAAATTCGCGAAAGTATTGATCTTTTAGATCCCATAATCTAATTTTATTAAACCAACGATAAAAGAAATCGCGAGAACTTTTATTACCTTGTTCTAGGTATATTTCCGCATTTGCAAATTCAGCCATTGTATCAATGGCATTTCTAAAAACAGAAACATTAGCATATGCTTTTTGACATAGCTCAATTGCTTCGCGAACATTAACTCCATCAGCAGCATATTCATAGGGCATCATGCCCATTCTAATACTGCTGAATCTACCTTGGGTGGTAGACATGCCCGCTCTATTTACTCTTGTTTGTGATGTTCTAGATGAAGAATCTCCATCGCCAGCTCTCGTATAACTTGCTGTAGATACTGAAGCGTCAGATGTATAAAATGGCTCACCAGAAGATATTGGAGGTATGGATTGTTGGAATTGAACATTGGGCGGCAATAAAGGAGTTTGCTCCATTGAGAACTTGTTCCAATAGGCTGATTTTTTATTATACTTTCTTTTATCTGACATATGAAATGTTACACTTAAAAGTTTCCAAAGTTACTTTATGAACATTGGAGTAAAAGAGAACGGTCTCTCTTCTGGAACTTGCATCATATCATAATAAACATTCATCATCCAATTTGCTAATATTAATGCAGAATAAGAATCTTTTCTTGCTCTATCTGGTCCTTTTTGACTTTTTAAATTACTTGGCAGATCAAATGTTTGAGTTCCATTAGCTGTGGAGCTAGGTTGAATAAGTGCGCATTCAGCTTTTGTTAAATCCATCATGTCTTTTTGATGTTCTATAAAATCAATTATTTTTGCACCGTATTCTCTTTCTTCGTCTCCCGTTTTAAGAAATTTAATTTTATCTAATGGAATATCTTTAGACCTTTGTTTTGAATAACTATCGTTCATTGCCGCTCCAGCGAATAATATTTTTTTATGATCAAAAGCAGACTGAAGGGATTCGTTTGCAAACCTTATCCAAGAAGAACTTGGTTTTTTTAAGTGACAAATCTTTTTGGTGGTAAAATTATATTGATTTCTGGACTCTTTAATCGCTTGATTGTATTCTTGTAAGTTGTCAAAGTCCGCATCAAATGTTTCTATCTTAAGTTTGGCTTTTTTAAATAGCTCGCTTTCATTAGCTGAGTTCAAAAATTGCACTCCACCATTATAGTCACCCACAATAGCTACAACATTAAAAGAATTTAATAA